ATCTTGGGCATCTCAGTCTCTTCAGGGGTAGATTTAGCATCATAAGGCGTAGAAAAGCCCGCATCCTGCATAGCCTTAATCTTATTCTTGGACTTCTGACACATCGAATAATAATCAATGGACTTGTACTCAACTGTATGGTCTTCAGCCATGATTCTTTCCTTAAAATACATATGTAGTTTAGCCCGCCTTTCCCTCCCTATCCTATACAAGTATCTGAGGAATGCAATACCCCCCAGTTTCCGCTTTTTTTGTGGGTGGGTGGGTACAATAATAATAAAGACAAAGCTACCCCCCATCCCCCCCATCAGTTCCAATCCGGAACGGACTGCCAGCGAGTTCCAATCCGGAACGGGCTAGGTTCCAAAACAGAACCTGGCAGGTTCCAAAACAGAACCCGCTATGGTGGTGGGTGTCAAAGTGGAACGCGGAACTGGAAGTGTGAGTGTCGATATAGCACCCAATACAGTCCCGATACAATCCCACTAAGCCCAACCAATAGCCAACCAATACCCCAAACAAAAAGTTATAACCAGACAATGTTCTTATGAAAACATAATCTTTTACAAACTTTGCAATGCTGGTAATATAGTACCCATCAGATGCACAACAGCACTGATGCCAACAAACCAAAGGGACACAGACAATGAAAGCATATCTATACCACGCGCATAAGTATCAACAGATTGACGACAAAAAGCAGATCGTTCAGATCCAGCGACATCACCAAGATATAGTCCACACGATACCAGTGAAAGGCGTACGCGAAGCACGCAAAGTAGCCGCGCAATACAATGCCACACCTTGGAATTTCTAAACACACCCAGACCCACGACCCCTGTCCGGTACGGCCGCAGGGGTTTTCTGGGCAGTAACACCAACACAATGAAAGGGGACACCATGAACGCACAAACCAAATTCCGTACTTATGAATTCTTGCTCGCCACCTATCTGTTTACCGGCTCAGGCCTGACCATGCACGGCGCGTACACCATGAACGGTACAAATATACTCTGGGGCCTGGGCTTGTTTGCCCTGTCTCTCGCAGTATTCCTAGCAATGGTTGTAGACAACACGCAAGGGGATAAGTAATGACCGCAAAAAAACAGTATTTAAACATTTTGCAAAGGCAACGTACCGATTGGCTGCAGTTCAGCATGGCAAACCCAACTTGCTACATGACGCCGGTTCAGGCGGCATTGCATGGCATCGTTTTACGTTCGCGTGGGGCCGATATTCCGAAAACCATAAACTGGGTGCGGTAGGCTTGTGATGCTTCACGTAATGCCCCTCATTGGGGGGTATTGCGGGAATTATCCCAAACAACAAACAAGGGGAAACATTATGGCAATTTTAATTAACGTCAAATATCACGGCGCGACAGATCACAGTGGCGCGAAGTATGGCGGCACAATCGCGGACACGTTCGGGGAAAGAAAGTTCCGCGCGTATTCCAGCGCCTATGACTACAGCCAGTTGGACGGCTATCAGATCGAAGGCGATAAACCGCGCGAGCATTACACAGATAGCCAAATATGCGCGCTAAACGCAGCATATAAAGCACTACGCAAGTGGGTAGACACTACCGAACTTGAAGCCGGCCGCTATCCTGTCACGGGCTGGACGCTGCAGTATATCGGAGAGGATCACCGCCGAGAGGACATTGTGCAAGCTCGGCCGATATATGCGGAGGGCGAAGAATAATGACTACGCAAGCGGAAATTAGGCAAGCATGGGCGGTCAGGCAGGAAGATTTTGAGACGCTGTTTAACAACATTCTAGCGGCCGCGTATAGCGGCGACTATCACAAAACAACGCGCGGCATAATCCTACTCGCAGATCAACTAACCGAACATGAATCTATCAGCACATGGCTGGATATTGGCGAGTTCGGAGAATTCACGCTCGCTGACTTAGTGGTGGGTGGTTTTTGGTTTTACACCGACTATCACGGCGGGCAAGCATCGCCAGAATACCGCGCGCTGTCATCTCTGGGTGGGGTTTACTCGCCAGGTATGACTCACGGCCCCGACACAGACGGAGAGTTATCCGCCTATCAAATGCTTGAGGATTTGTTTAAATCAGGCATTGAGTAAAACAGCAAGCATCGTTAAACTTTCAAAGTGTCGGCATTGTGTCGGCACATTTAAACAACAGAAAAGAGGGAAACCATTATGTCAAATCTTGACATCAAATTTGTGGCGGCTGCCTGCCCAGAATTGACAGCCTCAGAATGTGAGGCTCTGCTATCCCATGCGCGGGACATTACGCGAAGCGATAACGATATATACCCGCACATGCTCCGCTGTGTTTCGCGTAGTTTATTTCCGGATATTGATCGCCGCCATGATGCGTCACCGCTAGCGCCAGAGGACATTGCCAAGCTAAACGCCTTCCGTATGGCGGAAGCGCGGGCATCGCTGGAAGCTGCCCAGAAATGGCTTAGTAAGGTTCGCAACCCGTCCGATACTGTCGGAATGGCAATCCGCGACATTGGCATCATTGCCGATCAACTACAAGGGGTGAAGCAATGAATACCGGACTATCTTTAGTTTCTGAACTGATTTCTAGGCGAGATAGATTACAGAGCCAACACATGGATGCTTTGCTAAAGCAACAAGCCGCTGCGCAGGATCGCTTTGATCCACGCGAGAAGTATGCGAGCTGGGCGAATGAGGCTTATTACAAAGGGCTGATTGAGGGGCTAGACCGCTCGCTTGCCCACATGGATTGGCTTGTAGATCTGGCGAAAAAGGAGGGCTTGTAATGAGTGTAGCTAGTTTATACCGCACGCACGTTACTGATTATGAATTGGAGGCTGATTGGGCTTGCTTGCCCGTTCAAATTCATTGGTTGCTTAATCCAGGATCAGAGTGCGAACCGCGAACAATCGAGTTGGTAAAAGTAACGGCCAAAATTGCTGGCGTACCGGAGGATGTAGACATTAGCCCTCATCTGTCCTTTGATTTCATTATGTCAGTATTGGAAGATGAGGTGTCAGGCGCGGATTGGAAGGACTACGGTTATGCATAGCAACGCAACAGAGAAGGCGCTGTTAGGGATGGTTCGCTTTGTTTCTGGGGTTTTGTGTTTTCTGGCTTTAGGAATGACAATCTATTTGATAGTTTGATTTTGCCGCGTCCTTAATCGGCTTGGCTGTATCCGATATAAATTTAATCTGTGCTTAGGCATTAACTCGCTGGCGGCAATTTTTCATTTTCACGGCGTAAAGGTTAAAAACAGCCACATTTCACAACGATTGCGAAGCATACCTATTTTGAGCCATACTTCTACGCATCTGTGGTGATTCCCTCACCAGTTGGCAGGTCTTGGCAGCCCCTGTAGATGAAATTGCTGCCCTTCACCTGGAGGCCATCATGTATACCTATAAGGCCCAAATATCCCGAATAATCGACGGCGACAGCGTAGTCTGTGACATTGATTGCGGGTTTGACATTGCCCTGAACAATCAAAACGTGCGGCTTTATGCTATCGACACCGCAGAGACGCGAGGCGGCACTGTAGAGACAAAAGCACTTGGCAACCTAGCTAAAGATTACTTAAAAAACGAGCTGCCAGAGGGCAGTACAGTGATGCTCAGGACGTATATAGACAAGCGCGGGAAGTTCGGAAGGGTACTGGCTTCGATCTACAAACAAGAGGGTGACGGCTTTCAGACCAAGAGCCTGAATACCGCGCTGTTAGATATGAGGCTAGCTGTGGAATATCACGGCCAATCTAAAGAAGAAGTGATGGCACAACACCTAGAAAACGTGAAGTACCATCAACAATTGGGAAATATTACTCAGACTGGATCGTGACGCTGGTAGGAAACTCGCTAATCGCGGCGTCCATGTTATCCATCGCTTCAACTGCGCTGGTAGTGTCGCCACCCTCTTTCAAGGACTTCTCTACCGCCTGCCTTTTTGCCTCCCGCTCCGCAGTTTCTGCATAAGACTTATCCAAAACGGAACGCTCAACAATAGGTTTTCCAGAAGAATCCGTAAAATATGGAATGTTGTTGCTTTCAAGCACCTTAATTATGCTCGGGGCCTGATGCGCGTTAAACATGGCTCCCAGTTCGCGCCATTGGATGTATTTTTCAGATATGTTTGGCATTTTGTTACCTCAAAAAAAGCCCAGCGCTTGGAGTCTGGGCAAAAGTGCCGCCTACAGGAGTCACGCGGCGGCGGTTAATGTTACCAGCCGGGCGGCAGATCATCATCTGCTTTGGCTATGGGGGCGGAACCCTCTTTATTGGGCTTCCATGTATCACGTTCGGCGTACCACGTGCCTTTCTGTGATTCTTTGATGTCGATGTTTATCCACTCATCACTGGGGTTATCTTTGACAAAACCGCCAATCCAACCTTTAAAGTCATCAAGCTTGATAGACACCTTGGCTTTCACCCAATCTGGAGCATTACTATTAGGTTTTTTAACAATCATGCCGTTTACGAAATCTCTTTCTTCACTCATGCTGCCTCTTTCCTCGCTTGTGCAAACTCATCAGACTTTAAGAAAGCCCGCTCTTCTGTGGTAAATACGCCGCCCTTGGTAGGGGCAACCCATAAGGCTTCTTTTATCTCGTTGGACAACTCAAGCCATATCTGTGCAACTCCAGCAACATCGCCGGTTTTGATGTACTCCTTGATGAAGTAAATGGAATCGAAGTTTTCCCTAGCCGCCTCGTTATGCTGCAGGATCGGCTCCATTGCATCCTTTACCGAACCATGTGCAATGGCTGTAGATACTTCATCGGCGCTGGCTATCTCGCTACCGCCTAGCCCCAAGAACGCCAAGGCCCTGCCGACCGCCGATGTCTCGGCATTCTCTAGCGCAGAGGTCTTGTTGATCTTGCCGAAGCTACGGTTCTCCTCAGCGTACCCGGTAGCTGCAATCTTGCCATCGCTGTCTCGAATAGTTGACTTCATCACCACCATTGACTCTTCAGCACTCACCAGTTCTGTTTCAATTGACCAGCCTTTGAACTCTTCCGACTTTCTAAAGTCATCAATCCTTCTGGCAACAGTTAGATAAACCTTGCCATGAATCTCTACTTCACCTTTGTTCTTATCAGCCACACTCTTCCCTCCTTTGTTGACCTAAACGCAGTTTAACCCAACATAACGCAAGTTGACAACCCTAGCGATCTTTAAAAAAGGTCAGCAATTTGTTGACAAGGTAGTCTGGCTGATTCAGAGTTATAGGTTCCGCTCAACAAACAAGGGATAAGCAGTGACAGTGAGAGATGATGAGTTCATCGCGTCTATGCAAGCCATGTACGCAGAAATGAATGAAACGTACAACCCAGCAGAAGAATACAAAAAGTTATTAGAACAAAAGCCCAGACGTTATGAGAAGTACATAAACGAACCCCTATCCAGCCTACAACGGCTACAAGCTGCCAGTACCCACCATCGCCTCGCAGAATTAAAGGAAAGGCTCGCTAACGAACGCGAAGTCATATCCGGCATGATTACTACCGGAACCGTAACGCTTGTCTACGCGCCTTCTGGGGCCGGTAAGACGGTCTGGGTTCTGGGCAACCTGTTCAAGTCAATCCGCAATAACCTTATCAAAGGCTCGGACGTTATCTATTTCAACGAAGATGACGGGGCCAGGGGCATAGTCCAGAAGGCAGAAATGGGCATGAAGCACGGCATGGCAATGGTGACCTTGGCTAACTCGCAAGACCCCACGCTACGCAACGCTGACGATGCCCTGCGAATGCTCAGTCTGATTCAGAAGGAAGGCGAGGCAGACGGCAAAATTATTATCTGCGACACCTTGAAGAAGTTTGCATCAGTGCTGAATAAGGGCGAGGTAGCTGACATCCTGCACGTTTTCAGAGAATTTGCCGCAGCGGGTGGCACAGTAATTTTGTTAGGTCATTGTAATAAGCATCGATCCTTGGACGGTCGCCTGATTTACGAAGGCGTAGGCGATCTTAAGGCTGACGTAGACAATATGTTTGGCCTAGACCCCCTGAATGACAAGTTTGCAAATTATCAAGAACTATTGGTGATTAACGAAAAGGATCGGAGGCAAATTTCATTTTCTGGCGGGTTCCGGTATAGGCAGACCAGTGAGACGGTTGGCTATGAGGAATCGGTCGATTCCGTTGAGTTTCTTGATGAGGATGACATCAGCGGTCTCAAGAAGAAACAGATGGCACAGATCAATGTCGGCAAGGCATTTGCAAAATATGAAGACGAAGTATTGTTCCTTGAGTCCGTAATGAAGGGCGGTGCTGAATATAGTCAGGCTGAGCTGTTCAGGATGTTGAACGAAGAAGACTTAAATCCTAACGAATGCACCAAGAAAACCTTGCGGAACTGCATGGATTTGCTGAAAAACAACATTTTGACACTCAGAAGAAATCCTACAAACAATGCAAAACATTACCGTTGGCAGGGTGAAAAGTGGCGATAAAAAAACTTCAACAAAATCATCGGTTTGCCCACATTGCCCACATTGCCCCTGTTTTAGGGGGCGGCCCCCCCAGAAGTGGGGCCAAGTGGGCCAAGTGGGCATATTCTTGATTTCATTGACATTTTTATTTGAGGGTAAAAAATGGAAAGATTGCTAAATATTGACAATGATTTCCGCGACTTGATACCGCCTTTGCGGCTAGATGAGCGGGCAGAGCTAGAGGCCAGTATTCAGCAGGACGGTTGCCGCGACCCCCTCACTGTGTGGTCTGGCACGATCATAGATGGTCATAACCGATACGAAATCTGCACCCGCCTTTCTGTGCCATTTGAGGTGGTAGAAAAGGAATTTGATAGCAAGGTGGACGCCCTTATCTGGATTCGCCGCAATCAATTAGCCAGGCGAAACCTGACTGATGACCAAAGGGCGATCAATGCGGAGCGGTTACGTCAGCTTGAAAGCCAGAGGGTGAAAGCGCAAAGGTCTGCAAAAGCGGCAGAACAGAGAGAGGTGAATGCAGGACGAAAAGAGGTCTTATCGGACAACGCGACCGACAAGATCCCGGTCGCAAAGCGCGATACCCGCAAGGAAATGGCAGAAAATACTAAGCTGCCAGAACGCAAACTGCGAGGCGCTGCCTTGGTAATTAAAGAGCGGCCCGATTTAGCCGACAAAGTAGAACAGGGCGAAATCAAAATGGCTGACGCGGTTCGGGAAATTAAACGTGATGAGGTTGTTGCCAGCCTTGAGTCGGTCGAGGCCCGAGAGCAGAAAGCGCTGGAGGGCGTCTACGATGTCATCGTGATCGACCCTCCTTGGCCTATGCAAAAGATTGATCGGGATGAGCGTCAGAATCAGGTGGCGTTTGATTATCCAACGATGTCAGAAGCGGAAATGGCCGACTTGAGAATGCCTGCCGCTGATGACTGTCATATGTGGTTATGGACTACTCATAAGTTTCTGCCGATGGCTTTGCGACTAAGCGAGGGCTGGGGGTTTAAATACGTCTGCACCTTTGTTTGGCATAAGCCGGGGGGCTTCCAGCCTATCGGTCTGCCCCAATACAACTGCGAATTTGCTTTGTATTGCCGTAAGGGGTCGCCAAAGTTTCTTGATACCAAGGCGTTTCCAACTTGCTTTGAAGT